CCTTGTCGATGAGCAGGTACTGGCTGAGATCGGCCAGCACGATGTCACCGGGCGTCCCGAGGGTCGCCTGATGCTCCGAGGGGATTACCGGACGGCCAAGCAGCATGCCGTATTGATTCCCGTTAACGCCAGGAGGTGTATAGAGCAACTGGACCGCCGTCCCGGTGCCCAAGGTGAGGGGATACAGTTTCGATTCGACGTCCTGATTGATGAACCATGCAGCGCTCTGGCGGCTACGAGCCCAGAGACGGGACCACATGTTCAGGACGTCATTGGTGGAGATAGTTGCGGTGGAATCGGCTGCGTCTTTCGCGACCTGGACCACAGATCCGCTATTCAGCAAGCCGAGAGGTTGCCCGGCACCGGTGCCGTTCATGATGGCGTCCTCGACCTTGAACATCATTTCCTCGGCGAACGCCTGAGAAATGACGGTTTCGAGGGCTGCGGCATCATTGAGCAGCTCGTCCGTGGAGTAGCAGAGGGCGATCAGCTTCTGGAGTTGCAGCTCGATCTGGCGGAACTTCGGCTTGGTGCCAGTGAAGGCATCCGCCTCGTTCACCCAGTATGCGAGCACGCCGCCCCAGCGGCTGCCGTCAGCGCGGGAATCCTCATCGATTCCGTTGATTTTCACGCCATTGGCATTGGGACCGATCGGGATCCGGCGCACGCGCGAGGCGATTTGCCCCGTCTGGTATACGCGCATGATCAGTTCGGCCGAGAAATCCTTCTGGACGAGGAAACCACCGTCAGAAGGAACAGCCTCGCTCATTCCACTGGCCGCAGCCTGCAAACGCGGGTCGGAATTGCGTCCGCGGGTGCGCTCGTGCATCACGACGGCCTTGAGGAATTCGCCAAGGCGCGTGAAGCCGACCGATTGCCCAGGAGTGCCGGCAGCAGCAGCCGCAGCTTCGTTAGGATCATCGACTGCGGGCGCATGGCGCTCGCGATCGAGCAAAGCTTCCTCGCGTTCGATGGATTTCTCGATCGCGACGAGAGCCTTTAGGCCATCCTCGTACTTCGTGGCCTCGCTTTCGTTCAGGTCGCGGTTTTCGGCCGCGGCCCCGTCCAGCAATGCACGGAGCGCTTTCTTTTGCTCGTGTGCGCGCTGGCGAAGTGCTTTGATATTGCTCATCACATTTCTCCTTGTTTAGTTTTTTTCACCAGCCCCCGCGCAACGTTCGACGGAACCGCGCTCTGCGAGGCTAAGAAAATTATTTTCGGCAATGGCTCGAGAAAGAAACTGCCCGAGTGCCTCCGTCTCTCGATTCATCGCTATCCGCATGTCGCGCCAGTAACGTTTTTTGTTGCGAGATGCAGTCTCTTGCCTTCCCCACTGCTTCCGGGCCACTGCCGAAACTCAATGCAAATCGAGTTCTCGTTCGCGCCGGCGTAGGGCGGCGACCGGGGGATGCACATCTTCGGCGATCGCGGCAGGTGTTGCGGACTTCACGCCGAGCTTGCCGAGCACGTCGTCGAGTGTCGCAATGCGATCGGCCATGCCTTCCTTCACGGCAGCGCCGGCCAGGAGCATGCGGCCCTCGCCGTACCCGCCTCGGACCGATTCCTGGGAAACCTTGCGGCCCTTCGCGACGGACTTGACGAACATGCCGTAAAACTCGTCGACTTTGGCCTGCAGCGCCGCTCGCGCTTCATCCGTCAGCGGCTCATATGGATTTCCTTCTGTCTTGAACTTGCCAGCGCTGACGAGCGATACCTTGACGCCCTCCTGCTCGAGCGCTTTCGACATGTCCTCGTGCGCTGCAAACACTCCGATCGATCCAACCTGACCGCTGGGAGTGACCACGAGCTCGGTCGCGGAGCACGCCAGCCAATATGCGGCGCTCGCGGCCATTCCGTTTGCGACGGCGATGATCTTTTTCTGCGAACGGCCGGCGAGGATTTCATCGGCCAGTTCGGGGACGCCTTCGACTCCGCCGCCAGGCGAGTCCACATCCATGACGATCACCGAGACGCTTGAGTCTGATAGCGCGGTGCGGAGCTGCGAGGTCAGCTTCTCGATCGAGGTTCCCCCGGAAATCTGCGTCATCAGGTTCATGCGCTGCGAAATGACGCCATAAACCGGGATCAGGGCCACGGTTCCATAGTTTTTGCCGTTCCGTGGTCCGGCGGCGGCTTCAGGATGGCTTGCGGCGTTCAGCCGTTCCCGAATTTCTTCCTCGGTCAGCTTCTCGCCCATCGCCCGCAGCGTGACGATCTCCGCGATGGTCTTGAACTTCTCGGGGAGAATCGCCCATGGCTTCCGGAATACTTCGGTGTAGACGTGACCATATTTCATCGCGTGTTTCCTTTCGTCACGAGAACCTTTACGGCCTCAATTGACATCTTCGCGAGCGCATCCGAGCCGCTGTCCTCAATCCAATCGATCGCCGAGGCCTTTGCGTCCTGGCCGGGCATGTCATCGAGCAACCGGAGATTTTCGCCGGTATAGTGCGCAGCCTTGTCGCCGGACACCTTCATCACATCGGCGATCAGCACCCGGTGCTCGTCGTAAAATTGCGCGGCCTCGGCGTGAAACAGTTCCTCGTTGAAGGCACCGCTCGCACCGGCGGCTCGGCGGAGAGACTTCCGGAGCGCATTCACTTCTTTGCGCACCATCCGCTGAGCGGCTTCGGGTGCGAATAGCTTGGCCGCCCGCTGGGCTCCGACGCTGTCGTCCGCAGGAGCGGCGCTATCGGAATTGTCTGGAGGCTCATCTGCCGGCGTATTGTCTGGCGACTGGTTAGGGGCACCGGCGATTTTGTAGTTCAGCGGGACGTGGTAATCATCGCCGCCCTTCTCTGGCGGAATCGGATTGCGGTTCTCGAGCTGGCAGACGTCGTTAGGAGAGAGCCAGCTCCAACTGCGCCCGATCGCGTAAGCGTCATAGCGGCTCTTCAGGTCGCCCCGCAGCAGGCTGTCCATTTTGAACTTAACGAAGTATTCCGCGCCGTCGTCGCTGGTAATTTCTAGCGGTTCGAGCAGATCGCAGTTGATCCGCGCTTCCCACCGCGCCGCGATTGGATGCATGCAATCGGTGACGAACTCGATCCCCTGATGCTCGATGTTGTTATTTGTCGAACGCTCGAGGATGGCGATTTTGTGGGGGGGGACGCGGAAAATACCCGCGATTTCCTCACGGTTCAGCTTCATCGCCTCGAGAAATTGTGAATCGGCGTTCGAGATACCGATGGCCTCATATTTTAGGCCTTCTTCGAGCACAGCGACCCGGTGCGCATTCTCGGCCGTCTGGGCAAGCTGCCAGGACTCGGCGAACTTTTTGCGTGCCGCATCGTCCTTGAATTTCCCTGGGTGCTGCAGGATGCCGGAAGGCTTCGAATTGTTCGCGAAGAACCGGGCTCCGTAGTCCTGCATCGCCAGGCCGCGGCCGAGCATTTCCCTTTGCAGAGCGATGGGACTCAGCCCGACAAGCCCGTCCGAGGATAATCCGCGCAGGTGCAAGATCTCTTCTTGCATGAAGTAATCGACTTCGGCATCGAACCGGGAGCGCACTTGGTACTTCAGCTTTCCGTCGGGCATCCGGAGGACCTGAACAAGATCCGGATGAAGCGGAATCAATTGGTCGACGGCGCCGCGCGGCCCTGGAACAATGCGAGAAAACGCATTGCCACGCAGATCGAGATGCGCCTGCATCATCTCGAAGAATTCCAGCGCCGTTTGCCACTGATTCGGCTTGGAATGCAGCACGTCATACAGCGGATGGTCGGTCGCGAGCTCTTCGCGGCTGTCGGGATAGCGTTTGCCGATGATTGCGGTCGACGCCCCGAAGGTCTCCGCCCGCACGCGCACGCAGGCATAGACGGCGGAAAGCCGCATGGCCGTTTCCGGCGAAACCGCCATGCCGGCGGCGGAATCGAAGCCAGGCCGCTGATACCAGTAGTCATCCCATGGCGGAAGCGCCTGGCCGGCGGCGATGGCGCTAATCGCGGTGCCGATTCTCCATGCGATGCCGCGCAGACCCTTTGGCCGCGCCCGCTGACCGCTCACAGGAGCATCACTCCGCGTTCCGCCGTGTAAGCCGAGCCGGAATCGTCTGGCGAGGCGATCGCGCGGCCGAGCGCCATGATCAAAGCGACGATGCCGTCAATCTTTCCGCGGGCGGATTTCTTCGTTGGCCGTTTGTTTCCATTGCCGTCTTGCCAGACGACCAGGTTAGAAGCCATCCAGCGCAGCACCGGATTGCCGAGATGCGCCAGCTTGCGGGCCAGGATGAGCTCCTCGATGAGGCGCTTGGTGGGTTCCGCGAACATTCCGATGGTTTGTGGGAACTTCACGAGGCGCTCGGCGGCGATGCCGGCCTTCTGGAGGTCGTTCGAGAATTGCGTGGCGTTCCAGGGATCGAAAGCGATCTCCCGAACGTCGTATCGCTCTGTGTCCTGCAGGATCTGGGCGCGAATGGGATCGTAGTCGACGACATTGCCCGGCGTGGCTTGGAGAAAACCCTCGCGCGACCAAACGTCATAGGGTGCGCGGAATTCCTTTATTTTTCGCTCGATGTTGTCTTCCGGAACCCAGAAATCTGCGAGCGCGATGTACTTGTCGCTCACGGCGCCCGGCGGAAAGAGCTTGACCTCTGCGGTGATGTCTTCCGTGGAGGAAAGGTCGCATGCGATATAGCAGCGCTCGCCAGCGAGCTTCACTTCCATTTCCTTGCGGAGCGCGCGCGAATCGGTACCCTGCAGCGAGAAGCCGACGCAGGCGTTCCAATCGTCCATCTTGATCGCGGCAGTCTCCTGATTCGTCCAAACGTTCAGATGCAGGCGAAGGAAGGAGTTGAGCGATGATGGATCCTGCTTCGCTTTGTTCGCTTTGCGGCGAAGGTCGTCGATCTTGACGGAGAGATTCAGGCTTGGATTGGCCTTGAGCCACTTGCGCTCGTCGAAAGGATCGTCTCCCTCGTCCAGGGCGGCGATGAAAATGAAGAGCGTATCGTCCTGATTGAGGCCTTCGAGAACTTTCTGCGCATATTCATGATCAGTGAAGCACACCGATTCGCGGTCGTAGCCGGCCGTGGTGACTTTGAAAACGAGCGATTGCCGGCGCGCGCCGGTCGCCGTCTCCAGCACGTCGACGAGAAGCCGTTTCTTGATCGCATGGTATTCATCCACGATCGCGCCGCTGATGTTCAGCCCGTCGAGCGTGTCCTCATCGGCGCCTAGAGGCTCAAATTTGGAGTTCGTCGCCGTCACATGCATGTTATTGCGATAGCTAACGATTCGCTTCGCCAATGCCGGAGAGGCCTTGCGCATCCGTTCAGCCTCGCTGAAGACGATCAGCGCCTGGTCCTTCTTTGTGGCCGCGCAATATACCTCTGCTCCCGATTCGCCATCGGCGAAGAAGAGATAAAGCCCAATCCCCGCGGCGAGCGTGGATTTTCCGTTCTTGCGGGCGATCTCCACATAGGCTGTGCGGAACCTGCGCATGCGATCGGACGCGCGCTTCCAGCCGAAGAGAACCCAGACGATGAATTGCTGCCATGGTTCGAGGACGAACGGCTGTCCAGCCCACTCGCCTTTGCTATGGCGGAGGAAGCCGAAGAAATCGATCGCGTGCTGTGCGGCGGCTGGATCAAAGTAGAGTCCGCGCTTGCCAGCCTCGCGGAGATCGGCCAGGTGCCGCTTGGCCGCCAGCTTCACCCACCGCGAGCAAACGATATGACCGGCGGCGGCGTCCCGAGCGTACTTCTCTGCCGGGTGCGGCTCAGTTGACGTGCTTGTTTTCATTCGCTTTGCTACCGCGTTCCAGGAAAGCCTCTAACGGATCTTTCTCGTCGCCGCCCTGTTTCTCGACGTGGAGGCGCGAGCGCGCCGCCGGCGTCATGCCGAACTCGATCAGAAAAGACTTCATCAGCTTTAACGCCTCATTCGAAGCTGAGACCGCCGGATTTTTTTTCAGCCGCACGACGAAACGACCGCGCAGTTTCCGCTGTGCACCCGTCGCCGTGTCGATCACCGGCTCCTCGATGATCATTCCGTATTTGTGAACCTGCTTTTCGGCCTCAACCCATCGCGCATATGCGTGACAGTAGGCTGCCAGTGCCTTCCCATCGATGCGCGAAAGCATCCCGAGCCGCTCGAGCTGCGGCACGATCGACTCCCATTCGCGCCGCGCGAGCTTCGGAAGACCAGGAGGCATATCCGGAGCCTCAGCGCTAGGCATCGGCTCGCTTTTATTTAGCTCGCGCTTGCCGGGGTTGCCCGCAAGCCTCTTCAGCTTCGTCGGCTTCGGGCGACGACCGGATCCTCGTGGCATTTTTGCCCTAAAAACCGAAATTTCTATTTCGCGGGTGTATGTCGCGTGG